TGCCGAACCGTGTCTCGATGATGTCGGAACGAACACGTTTGGCTGTGCTCTGGCTTGGATCAATATCTGGAAACTGCAGGCTCATGACATTGATCCGTATCGTGCCAACAAGCCGCCGTCCCGAAGCTGTTCCTGCAGACGTGTGGCGATGGCCTGCTCAAGCGCCTCATCAAGCGCACCGGCCAGCCTTGCCGTCAAAAGCTGCTGTTCCGCATCATCAAACACATCCTCCGGTGCGGTGCCTGCGGCATTTTCCTTGATTTGAACATCGACCCTTGTCGTCTGTTGCGTCTGCGGCCATTCCACACGAACACCGAGTTGCCCGTCACTTGTTCGGGTCAAGGGCAATACCGCCTCCGGGCCAGCCTCACCGGCAAGCGCAACAAGCCGCGGCCCGTCAACGATGCCGCCTTTGGCAAATCCCGGGATCACCGCCTGAACCAATTCACCTGCAAGAGTTCCGCCGATGGCGGCACCGGCCTCGGACCCGCCGAAAAGCGATGCAAGACTGCGCTCCAGAAGGTCGGCAAGCGATTTTTCCAGATGGTTTTCCATATGCTGCAACCGGCGTTCAAGGATTTGTTCAAGCCGGCCGTTGCGCGCCAGCATTGTGGATAGCGAGCGTGACAACAGGTCAAGCTGGTCAGCCACATCATTACCGGGCGTTCGACTGCGCCGACGTCTGCCATATCCATGCCTGCCCGCCATCACACCTGCTCCTCGGCCAGCGCACCGGCAAAGGCAACCCGCAATGATGGTTGCGATGGTGATGGGGCCTCCGCCGCAAATTGCAGGCGAAGCTGGGCCGGTTGCGCCGCACCGGGCACACCAAGATGATGCGCTGTAATGCGCACGCGTGGCAGATCGAAAATCACCGCCCGGCCCGCACCATCATCAAGACGAAACTGGATCATCATCAGCGGTGATGGACCGGATAATTCTGCCGCCACCGCCACCGCCGCTGCATTGGCCAAAATCGTCATGCCACCGCTGATCGCCAAAAGCCCGTCACTGATCAAGCGGGGGCCGTCCGTACCAAGCGAGAAAATCGGGCGCATACCGGAACGCTGCAGGCGCAACTGCCATCCGGTCAGCAACAGCTTCTCATTGCCAAGCGGCGCCGCGGCGCCTTCTGGCCTTATCGTCAAATGCGCACTTCCCGGCGTCAAACCAACAACCGGCTCCGGCGACAGCGCCCCAACCGATATACCAGCGCGTGTTGTGCGATGACGGCCAATCCATCTGCCCCGGAACCTGCCGCCTGCCACGGCATCAACACCAAGCTCCAGTTCAGTCATCTTCAGACCGGTATAGGCCGTCCATACCGGCTCATCAGCAAACCGCCTTACCAGTGAAAACGAACGCAAGGACCTGGGCACGGCATCAAGAGTTGAATGAATATTTGATCCCGCTGGCAATATTCGCCTGTCCATGAGTGCAGACAGAAAGGCCGCGCTTTTGCCACGCGCCTGTTCATCGCTGGCACCCGTTATGGCGGCAAGCAGATATCGCACCATGGGCACTGTCATGGGACCGGTGATCTCACCCTCGACATGGCTTCGCACCAAACGGCCCGGTCGCACATATCCATCGGCGGCAAGATCCTGCGGGTGATGCCGGATGGTCACAAGATCAAGACTTTCACTGGCAAGACGCAGGGGGAAAAAGTCGGTTTCATTGGCCGGACGGTCACCTCGATCATTCTCGATCGCCAGAGCGGCTTGAAAGTCGGACGCCATCTGCACCACAGACGGGGACTCTTGCATGGGATTTTTCTGTGCGGCTGTCATCTGGTCTCCTGTGGCCAATGGGCGAATGCGATTTCGCTGTCAAAAATCCAGAAATCACCGGTTCGCGCACCGGTACCCATGGTGATGCCAAGAAAGTGAAGGCGGCCAAAACGCCTGTTCGCCAATTGACTGACAAGCAAGTCAGACAGGCTGTCCACTCTTGCCATGCCCTTGCCATGCGGAAGCGCGATGGTCAGAACAAGCGTTCCAAAGATCCGATTATCATGGCCAAGAAGCGCGGGTTGATCGGGATCACCAAACACAATCTGATAACGCACATATCCGGTCTCCAGCCGCGTATCGCGAAGCGGCACATTCTCCTCGAACATCGGCATATCTTTCGGCCACACGCTTTTCAGCGCGTGAACAATGTCGTTGCGTACAGGCATGGGCATCAACTTCCCGATTTTATTTGTGTGAGCTGCACCTGAAACAGCTTGCGCGCTGCATCGATCGGGACAGCGCTCTGGATTTGCCAGCGCACCGCATCAATCTCGATGACATCTCCCGCCAGAACCTGCAGATCCTCGCCAAGCACAAGGCCATCGGCGATGATACTGTCTTCCGGAAGGTCTGGATGGGTGAAGGGTTTGATTTCGTTGATCAGCATGCGTGCATTGCCATTCGCGGTGCCGCTGATGCGTGCATCTTGCCCATAGCGTTGCAACAACGCCCCTATTCTTTTTGAGGACAAGGGAATCATGCGCGCACCACCTTTGGTGCCACGCTGTCCTTCAAATAGGGCCGCAGCAATGCCAGCAACCGTGATCGTCCGACCTGCGCCGGATCATATTCCACCGCGACCGAGCCGATCCTCTCGCGGCGGACGCCGCCTCTGATGCCAAGCAGTTGCTCAGCCGCCGCCTCGCTTTCGATCAAGGCAAGGGCAAGTTCAAAATAGGCCTGCTCAACGGGTGCAGGCAGGCCATTGATCTGACTGGATGACAAGCCGGTGATACCTTTTCTTGGCCAAGCGCGCATCTGATCAGCGCTCACCCGTTCTCCGCGAAAGCGAAAATACCCGTCAAGCCATTCAGCGGCCCGGATCAATGCCCCGGAACGCGTGGCAACATTTGCCTCCACCCAGGCTGCACGATGACGCATGGCAAACCATTGATCCGCCTGCGCTATCGTCGCATAGGCATTGACACCCGCTTCCGGCTGGACAGAAACCCCTGTCATCTTCTGGCCTCCGTCAACGCGGCAAGGCATTCGGAAATTGTCAGACAGGGCCGGGCGACAAAATTGCCCGGCGCAAGCTGCCAGTTGCGAAAGCGCTTGGCCCATTGTCTTTGATATGTGCGCAGAGGCACAATCATGCGCTGTTCAGTACGATTGTGACGCAACACCACCTTGGGTGAGGCGTGATCGGGTGTTGGCCTATCCATAGATCTTTACCGCCAGCTCAGGACGCAATAGCGCCACACCCCAGAGAACATCAAATTCCCAGACGGTCTGCTTGTATTGGCGACTGACCTCCAGACGAAGCGACAGGCCCGTTTGCGGGTCGGTGACGCTCATGATATGGCCGCTTGCACCTGTCTCAAGCCCGCCATTTGTCAATGGCCGCATGGCAAGGGCAACGGCATCGCGATGCATCACCAGCCCGACACGGAAATTGTTTTTGAAGGTGACTGTCGACCCGGATGACAGATTTTCCGCCAAAGGACGGTTGATGCTGATCCTGCTTTGACTGTTCCTGCCCTGAACCGCTGTGACTTCGGTCACAACATAAAGCGGTGCATCCGTCCTTGTCTTCACCAGCACATCACCCGGTTGCACGCTGGTAGCCGCCGCCTGAACAATCAGGCTTGTGTCGCCCTTGGAGGCATTCGATTGCAACGTAACATCGGTCAGATCCGTATTGATTGCCGGCAGCAAGTCGCTGGAATACCAATCGATCCCGAATTTGCGGCCAATTTCACCTTCCATCGGCACCGATGTCGACCCGCTCTTTTCTGCGTCATAGAATTGCGGCAGGCCAAGCGCATTTGCCTCCATCTCATAATCGATCACGGCAAAGCGCCCGGCTTTCGGTGCCGCTGCCTTATTCAGATGCTTGCGCGCCTCGATCGCCGCGCGCGCACCATGCCACGCTCGGGCACCGCTTGCTGGCTCGCTCTGAAATGGTGTCTCTCCCGGGCTGCCAATTGCGGCGGTGACAGATGGATGCAGATCCAGCACCGACTGATTGACCGCATTGGCAAGGGCGTTAATTGCCTCGGCCATCTGCAAGGGCACAAAACTGGATTGCGCCTCAATCTGCAGCATTTCGCGATCAGTCAGGTGAAAGGCCGCCCGCTTCCAGTTATTCAATGGCACAGTAACCGAATGCGCGCTGGTGTCTGGCGGGGCCGTCATTTGATGTGACGGCACGACATCACTTGCTTCAACCGGCTGGCTGATCGGCACCTTGATGCTGTCGCCCCGTTGTGCGGCCTCGGCCGAAAGACTGCTGTTCACCAGACGCGGCAGAATGGCCGTCTCACGAAACTGCAAGATGCCTCGGCTGACAATCATTGGCATCAGCTGTTCGAGTTGGTTGGACATGAAATTGATCTCCTTGTTGTTGGGGTGTGATGGGGCAAAAGCCTCATCCCGTTAGACTTTGGAATGACCTAGCTGACGAGCCGCATCAGGCCGGTGGCGAGTGCCTCAAGATTGCCGTTGATTGCCGTGGGGTCATTGGCGCTGATGGTTGTGGTCTCGGCCTCTCCACCCCCGGCACCGGTGCCAATCCCGCCACCGCCTGCGTTGCTGTTGGCGTGCGTGTCATCTACCGATGGGGTGGTGGCGGCCGTTTGCACTGGCACTTGTACTGACACTGGCTCCGGCACTGGCTCTGGCCCTTTTTCCGGAGACGCTTGCGCAGATGCCGGTATTGCCTCTGATGTGTCTGGACTGCCGCCATCAACGTCTGGCTGGTGCGGTTCTGTGGTCAATTTATTTCTCCTGTCATGGTGGATATGTCTGTGTCTGAAGGGTCACGGGGCCGTTGGCATTTCACCGCCAATGCTTGCCGCGCCAAGAATGCCGCGACGCTCAATCTCGCCAAGAAACGCAGATTGACTGATTTCTCCCGCCAGCCTTGCGCGAAGCAGCAAATCTGCCTCTGCGGCGGCGCCGTCACGGACCGGCGATTGCTGGCTCATCACCAGTGATCCAGCGCTGCCATCCGGCAAACCCATCATATTGGCCATGATTTCCAGCGCGCCGCCCATACCTTCACGAAGCACCTGAACAATTGCCGACAAGGTTGCATGGGTTTGCGCCGCATCAATCGCCCGCGCCGTAGCGGTGACGTCTCCCGGCTGGTGACGCAGCATATCAAGACCAAGAACAGCCATTCTGTCCTCAAGGTCGACAAGATCCTGCCGCCCCGCCGCGATAGCCGCCCCGGAATGTTCGACAAAGCGCAAATCAGCCGCCGGATCATCTGCCGAAACCAGTCGATTTGGCCCGATCTCCATCTGTCCGTCCGCCACCTGCAAAGCGCGGGCAAACAAGATTGGCACCCGCGCGACATGCAGAATATGTCGCTGGTCACTTGATGACTGCCAATGCGCAAGATTGAGCCAGGCAAGATCAATCAGCGGTGGTCGCGCCTTCATAAAGCCTGTCGGTGCGGTATTCATCGTCACCAACGGCACGGCGCCAAAATCATGTCGGCCTTCCGCGACAACACGCCATTCGCCGCCAACAGCCGCACCGGCGGTAGCATTCACCGGTTGCCATACATCCCAGCCTGTCCGGTCAATGCGGCGAATGCTTGGCACCTGTTCTTCGCCAAATCTGCCAACCGGGCGCGTTTGCAATTCCCGAATTCGAATTTCACTGAGGCCATCGGCATCGCGCCGCGCCCCAATCAGTTGCGTTGCACGCACCACGACAAAATAGGGGCGGCCACCACGGGTCGGACGGTCGACCAGAATATGCACAAGCCCATCGGTCAATAGCGCCTGCAGCAAATGCCCGGCAAGGGCTCCGATAGGTGTGCCCTGCCGGTCAATGTCGGTCGCCAGACGTGCCATCTCATCGGCGCAGTCAACAAGCGTCACCGGCCGCTGGAACGGTCGTCCGGCAAGCGTTTGCACCGTGCGCGCAAAGCCGTTGAAAAGCACCGTCCGGTTGAGACGTGCACGCCATGCGGTCCAGCTCTCAGCCGCCTCTCGCGGCAGCCACCTTTGTCCGGCCCGCCGCATGGCGGTTGTTCCACCCATAAGATCGGCTATCAGATCCAACTCTGCCGCCATGGCACGATTAGCCACACCGGGGATGGCGATCGACTCACTCATGCTCACCTCAAAATCCTCATTTGTCCTGAAATCCTCATGAAATCTGTTGCTGTCTGCTTTTGGTGGGCACAACGCCCTGTGGCAGGCGCATCGCCGAACCCAATCAAAGCTGCAATTCGCTGAATTCTGTTTCCAGACCTGTCAGAAGCGCGTTGATCCCCCAGACCAACGCATCAAGCCGGTCTGGTGATGGTCTTTGCCGGACTCCGGTGACACAGCTGCACATCTGGTCTTCCAGCCGATCAAATGAACCGGCATGAAACACCTG